TCCATCTGCTGCCAGTTCTTATCGGCATTCACAAATGATCCGCGCACGCTGTTGTAGCGGTTGTTGTAAGGCAATGCCGTTGTGACGTTTATCCCGCTGTCAATCAGATCGGATTCGTCAAGTGAGAATGACGACGACTGCCACGCACCCGCGAACATTCGCCACTGACCGCCCGAGTAGTAGCACACGCCCGCCATTGCATCGACTAATTTGGTGATGTTGTCCTCGAACGAGTCTGTAGCGAGTAGCACCACATTGCACGTGTATCGTTTCTGCGTAGCCGGGCCGGGAATGTTTACGAGTTCGTCGCAGATATCCGCAGCGTCAGCGACCAGCACCCAGTCGATGCGGTCGGTATCCTCGCCAAGCCCGAGCCGTGTGGAAATCAGATAGTCAGCAAGGCAGAGGGCAGGATTCGATGAGTAGGCAAACGTGGACGGATCATCGAGCCGCTGCGAGCCAACGCCGCCCGGCTGCGTAGAATCTAGACGCGGGTCATATACTCGCTTGCCTTCAACGAGCGCGGTCACTTCCGGCTTGCCCGTCTTGTACACCGTCTCATCGAACTGGTACGTCAGCGCGAGATAGCCAACCTCACGACCACGATGGCCCGAAGTCCACTCGGTAAATGCTGTATTCAGTTTGTAGTCAGCCGTCTGCTCATTCGTTCCGCGATACGCGCGCACCCATGCTTTGCCGTTCCACGCGCCGCTTGTCACCTTGCCGTCGTCATCCGATCCGGTAATCGCCGTGATGGTGCCGATGGCCGTGCGATTGAAATAGATTTGGCCGATGCTGTTGAGTTCGTGACCGGACAGCGCCAAGACTTGATGCAAGTATTCGTTATTCGTGCCAGAGGTCAGCGGCGGGATCACGTTCATTCCAGAGACAAGCATCTCGCCGTATACGATTCTTCGAGGCTCGATGTTGCCCGAATACTCAACATCGTTTTGCGGCTTTGGAATTCTAGGAAGTTTGATTAGAGACTGCGTTACCTTTTTGAGCGCGTACATACTGCCGCCAATACTGGCGACCGCAAAAAAAGACCCAGTAACGTATCCCGCTATGGCCGATCCGGTTGCATAAGCGACTGCGCCTGCAATCTGTCCAGCGACAACGAATATTGCTTGAGGCATTACCAGACCCCCATAACCGAAGCCTTCGGCAATGTCACCGGGCCATCTTGCCCAAGCGCCGCAACCGCGCGCCCTGTGCAGATGCCGAGCATCTCACGCCCTGCGTTCTCTACCAGCACGACATCGCCGCGCATTGGCCGAGTGCGCCGCATCTCGCCGAGATACTCGCAAACAGCCGGGCCGATTCCGCCCTGCGCCTCGATGTACGCCAACGCGCTGGCCTCGTCGTGGTAGCGCGCGGCCAGTGCTTCGGCGTGATTCGTGTCGTGCATCGCATCGTAAACACGCGCGGCAAACAGACAGCAGTCATCCACGCCCCACGCAAACGCGCGGCCTTCGTGCGCCTCGATGGTTTCCCACATTTTATCGAGCCAGTCTGCGCGCTTCATTTTTTCGCCGGTTGTCCGCCAGTACCGCGACCGCTGCCGTCAGTACCAGGCAATCCGCCGCCACCATAGGATGCGTCACGATTTCCCCATTGGGAAATAAAGCCGGGAATCGCATAGACAAGATCGAAAAATTGATCGTTCGGGAAAAATATCTTCTGATCCTCGTCGGTGAATCTTCCGATGCGAGGCTCGCGGCGCAGTCGGTATTCGCAAGTGAGTTTGATATCTGCAACGCCCTTTGCAAGATTCAAGGACATTTGATTCATGCGGCCTTCCCAGACAACCTCTGGCGTGTCGATGAATGTCCCGTCGGTTTGGTTAAGGAAGCCGAGATAAATAACCACCGAGCGATTCTGGTAGTTCTCTGTCATGGTCGTTGAGACCAAAGACGAATCGACACCGGAAAGCGTCAAGGTTATTGATCTAGCGATAACCTCGATGCTTTCGTCTACGATGTCGATTCCGCCAAACTTGCCCACGCCGTAGAAGGTTTCGGCTGCGGCCTCAAGGGAGATGTTCTCGGGTACTTCTGTTTGCAGATTGTCGCCGTCTTCCATGCGGAGCAGCCCGGCAAAGGTCAACTCACCAACGCCGTCATGGACGCGAACAACGCCGGAAGCAAAGTCCAACTCGGCGAGCACCACCATGTAGACCGATGGCTTGTCGGCCTCTGCGGCATTGTCGCCGCTAACTATTCTGCTCACGCAATGTCCTCGATCAGTGACATCTCAACATCGCTGATAATGCCTGGGCGAGTCCCCCACGATACCCGATCATCTGCAAGCATAAACCGCCCCATCGGGTTGCGGAAAACCACCGGAGCATTGTCAGCCGGTGAGGTTCGCAGCGTCGGCTCGAACATCAGATAGCCCTGTCCAGAGCCGTTCGAGTTAAGGTCGGCTGTCAGCCGCTTCAGTTCTCCATTGATCTCAACCCAATCGCCAGCCAGCGCCAGCCCGTTGATAGAGGTCGGCAGGCCGTCGATGTTCAGAGCACCACCTACTTGACTAGCCCCGTTGACTAACCCGCAGCGTGCGACCGAGGCATAGGTCAGAAACTGGAAGTCGTTAGCCGCGCGTCCCGAAATGTAGTCGTAAAACGAAACGTGGGACGACGTACCGGACGCTGTGAAGGTCTCGACGTACTTGCCCGCATCTGTGCGGGTAGTGCCAGAGAGCAGCCCAGATGCGCCCTGCGACGTGCCAGCCATAGCCGCCGCGCGCACGTTGCCCTTGCCAGCGCCAAGCACGAAGCGCACGGCATACGGGGCGGATGTTACGGTGGTGAGGGCGGACTGGTAGGCGTAGCGGTCAGCAGCCACGCCCGTGCGGGTAAGCCGCAGCCCGAAATGCGAGTCGGCCGACAGCACCAACTCAGCATCGCTTGAAGCCCAGCCGGTCGTGTTAGTCACGGCGGCATTGTTGGTCAGCAATTCGGCGTTGCTGAATGATCCCGCAAACGCGCCAGCCGGGTCGGCGAGGTGTAGCCGGTTGGCCCGACCGCGCAGCGCGGCAATGAGGGACAGCAGCCGCCGACGCTTGGCGGCAGAGGGCGCGCGGAAGATCAGCCGACACGACCAGCGATTACCGGGCCGTGAGTACGTCCGCGTGGAGCCGGACAGAGCCGATGAGAAAACCGCCGTGTTGTCGATCAGTGACCACTCGACATCCGAGGCGACCAGATCGGGAGGCAATACGTAGTCGGTCATCGTCCCACCCCATAGCGCCGGTCGAGTTCTTCAAAGATGCGGCGGTTGTTCTCTTGCAGGATGCCCGGCAGTGCCGATTGCAGATCGGCCGTCGCGCCTCGTGCGTCGATATTGTACACCGGAGCGACCGTCATTCCGCCCATCATTGCGCCATTCGGCACGATGCCACCCGATGACCCAGGCACGAACAACTCGGGGCCACGCTCGCCGACGATGTATGGACGGCCGCGATTAACAGAGCCGCCATTTGCACGACCTTCGATTGACTTAATCGCAGAATTTGCAAAGTTAGCAAGAAACCCAGTCCCGCCCGTAAACATACCGAAGAAGGCGACCAGAAGTTGCTGCGATATGATCTGCGCGAGCATCTGCCGAATCATATCGACAAAGCCTCGAAGCATTCCACGCAATCCATCCTGGAATGGGTCGAACAAGAAAGCCGCGAATGATTGCTGCATCTGACGTGCGGCTTCTTCGGCAAAGACGGTAAGTTGAGTAAGTTTTTCTTGCGCGCCCGGTATGATTTCGCGCTTTCCAGTGACTTCTATTTCTGGAAGAATCTCATCTATTTTTTCCATCATCCGCGCTGTCGCGGTTTCTTGATTGATAACGCCAGAGCGCAATAACCGATCAATTGCTTTTTGAAACTCTACAAAGCCAGCAATGGTTTTTTCACTAGATGTCATCGTCATTTCATTCAGACGAGTGATCTCTGCCGCTAACTTTTTAGCAGCCTCTGCGGTTTTTGCTTCTTGATCCGCAGTGATCTTCGCCATCTGCTGACGAACCTTCCACTGGTTTTCCATCCTGTTGAGTTCGGACGGCTGCGGAGCACGACCACGCCGCCCGCCCTCACCCTTGCCAAGTTGTGACGGATCTACCGGCTGATTAAGTAACCCCAAGTCACGGCCAACTTGAGTCACTGCGCGTGCTGCATCTGCCGCGAATTTAATCACCTCTGTAAATCCATTTATCAGCGTCGTGGTAAATGAATTTGCAGCAGCGACCAGAGCCGGGTCTTTTAGCGCCTTGCTAAAATTGTCAAGCGCGCGCTGCCCTTCCTCTGTTTTCTTCGCAGCCTCGGTAATCTTGCCGAATGCACTAACGAGGATCGAACCAGTCAAGAGCCCAAACGCAAGATTGACCGCCTTCGCCGTCACCTTCGCGGTACGCTCGAGCGTCTTCATGCTTCGCATCGCCGAATTGATCGCCGCCTGTGTGCGATCAACTGCGGTGATTGTTACCTGTGCTTGCGCCATGCTCGCTCCTGGTCGTCCGCTTCCATCTTGCAAGCGGCGAGTAGGTGATAAAAGTCTGCCTCGGTCATGCTGAAAATCTGTTCTGGAAGGACGGACAACCGGAGGGAAAGGGCATACACCGCCCTAAGTTGTCCGTCCTCCATCATTTTTTTTCGGCATCCTCCACGCTTTGCGGCGTGTCGTTCATCGCAGAAACGATCTTGGCGATCACCTCTGGGTCGTAGTTGTTCAGCAGTTCGATACGCTCGGCCTTGCTGAACACCCGCCGCCCCTCAACATCTCGCGCTCGGACAATAAGCGTCGTCGCCATTGCCTCAAGATCGAGCACCGTGGCATCGCCTTGTTGCTTTGCGAGCAGGAAGATTTCCCGCCGCTCGGCTAAGGTCATATCGGGCCAGTAGTAAATCGTGGTGTTCCACTCTGGAACCACGATTGGAATCAGAGTCTCCGGCGTGCGCCGGTCGGCAAACTGTGATTTTGCCTGCTCTTTCCAGTTCATAAACCCTCGCTATTATGACGTCGCCGCCGTGAGTGCGCCGTTGCCGATGAAGTTAAAGGTAATCTCAGTGATCGCACCGCGCTGGACATTGCGGGTGATTTCGGTCACGAGCGCATTGCCGCTGTAGCGGGTAGCGCCAGCGCCGACGCCTTCCGGTGCCAGCACGACAGACACGTTCGAGCCAGGCGTCAATGCGACCTGTCCGCTCGTGTCGGTCTCGTCCCAGAATGCCGTGATGGTGCCGTTCCACGACTTGATGGCGGTCACGTTATACGTCTTGTCGGTATCCGAAAGCGTGGTGTCCTCGGCATATTCCGCCGTCTGCGTAAACGAAAACGAGGTGACCTCCGCGACCGTGTTGGTCGAGACGCGCACCAATCCTTCTGACCCATGATGATTTGCCATAACTCCTCCTAACTAATAATAGTGCCCGCGTCGGTTTCTGCCGTGCGGTACACAACCCGAAACTGCATCCGTGCCGACCCAATCGGGGCATCCCCGCTGAAGTCGAGCGATATCTGCGTGTCGATTAACACGCAGTCCTTAACCACTGCGCCAAGTGTATTGTCCGCACCGATGGCGTTCTCTACGCTTTCGCACAGTCTGTCGAGCCGGTCGTCCAAATAGTCCGCATCTCGCGCCACGCACTCGATGACGACAGTCAGTTCTCGGTCGAACTTTCTGGGATACGTCAGCGTCGTCTGCGCGACAGTTTCGGTGTTGGTGTATACCAGCGCCATCGAAACCGTATCGGCTGGGATCGGATAGACACGCGACTTACTCACCGTGTCGGCTACTGCCGCATTCGTCAGAATCGTGACGATGCTATCTCTGATCGTTTTGCGTGCGTGCGCCATTATGGGTTGCCCGTCTCAAGTAGGATAAAGCCGCCGTTCTCTTGCAGCATATTCGTTCCGTCTTGCAGCAACAGATTGTTTTCTTCTGGTGCCTCAAGTCCGGTCGTCACCTCAAGCGTGAGCACCGTTACGCCAGTGCCGTCTGCCTTGAAGTTGCGAACGATGTACTTGTCACAATCAATAAAAAGCAGATCGCCGAGTGCAGGCTTGCAGGGTAGCGCCGCCGTGGGGATCGTAAAGATCGGCACGCTGCTGCTGAATCCTGCCTCCGCGACATCGACGATCTGGTAAGCGTTGTCGAATATGCCGACGATGTTAAACCGTGCGCCCTTGTTCTTGTAGATTGCCGCCACGCCCCAGTCGGCTGCGGTAAACATCGAGCGTCTGTCGAAGTCGCTCTCAAAAGTCACGCGGGCGCGCTCAAGTCTGTAGTGGCCTCAAGTACCAGCACGGTCACGCCAGTGCCGTCCGGCTGTATCTCGCGCACCGTGTAAATGTCCTGCCCGTCGATGATCTTGTCGCCTTCTGCCGAGTCTTTCGGCAGTGATGCGCTCGGGATCGTAAGTGCAATGCGCTCCGATGCGAACTCCGGCTCGGCTACTGCGACAGCCTGATAAGGCGAGTCGAGAATGCCGCGCACGTTAAACCGCGTCTTGCCGCGTCGGTAGATAAGGTCGGTCGCTGCGTCCGAAAAGAACGCCCTGGTATCTGAACTGCTATAAACCGCCATATCTCACCGCCCACATTTCGCTCGTTGCGGTTGGCCCAATCCGCGATACCTCGCCAGAGAACACCGACCTAAAGAGTCGATCCCACTCGTGGTACGGTCTCGCAGACGGGTGAAGATTCACGCCGTCCCAATACGTCGGATAATCCGCCGCAGCGATCACTATCGTTCCACGGCACACGCGCTCGAGTTCTTTCAAGCCTGGAATTATATCCGGCTCAAGAACGTGCTCGATCACGTCAATGCACGTGACGACATCAAATGACCGATCCTTAAACGGCAGTGCAGTGATGACCGCGTTGTGTACACCATCGCCGCACAACTCCGGCACGGCTTCAGTGCCTACCGCATCGAATCCCATCTTGCGCGCTGCGGTCAGTAGTTCGCCGCGCCCGCAACTGACATCGAGAAGAGAGCCCGACAATGTATCCAGCACAGAGACCACCGGAAAAAGCCGGTCGTCTGCCATGCCATAGTGCGAGTATTTCTTATAGACCTCGCGGTACTTCTCAATCTCTCTTTGGCGGGCGTCCACGTTTCTTTTCCGGTGAGAATACTTCGGTTAAAAAGTCTTGGCGAACATACTGCACGGCCATCTGCCGCCCAATGAGCCATCGACCAAAGCCATCATCGACATCTACCACACGACCGCGCTCTAGAGTTTGGCCGTTGTAAAGTCTTGACCGGATCATTTCGACTTTCATAAACCTTGAAACACCTTTGTTAGACAACCGGACGCCACCCGAACCTTCTCGGGTTCTTTCATGTAATCACGAACCTTAACCCACGCTTGGATGTTTGACACGCCATCCTCGACGCGCAGATCGCCATTTTTGCTGTGCCAATATCTGCGGCTCGTCATGTAGTTGTCGCAGCCGCAAATGTAAATCTGCTCAAATCCAAGATATTCGGCAATCCATACGGCAGTGCCGCCGCTGAATCCGAAGTCGGGACAGATGCCCGACCAAATATCGCACGCATCTTTGTGGTGCGAAATCACCGGAGCGTGGCCCTGCAAAATCGGCCACAGTTCTTTGTCTTGGTAAACGATGTAATCCAAATTAAGCAAGAGAGCGTGCTGGTTCACTCCAACCAACACGCCCTCTCGCAGTAGCAAAGGCCGCACCGCTTTGAGGTCATCCACCAAAGCGGGGCCACCACCGAGGACAGCACAACGCTGCCCCCGGTGACGCCCTGCGTATGCGGCTAGATCAATCACTCTTAGGTCGTGACGATCTCGTTGCACTCGGCAAACGACTCGGGGTGACGCACCGCGAAGTCGCAGTCGTGGAACGCAACCACGCGAACCGTACCGGCATTGCTGCCCGTGTACTGGTCAACGAGGATGTCGATGCCCGACCACTGGCCGATCAGCAACTCGCTCCACACGCCGAAGATCATCGCCGACAGGTTGCTTCCGGTGCCCTTCGAGAGGTTGGAAGGCATCTGCTGGCTGACGACAATCGGGTAGCCGTAGAGGTTGTTGACATCGGGGCCGAGGATGAAGTTGCCTTCCACGCCCGAAGTCTGCTTCGAGGTGTTGGACAACTTCGCCTTAACCTGGCCGTTCGTCAAGAACGCCGCCGCGCCCGTGAGCGCGTTGTCGATATCGACTTCGCGAACGAGGTTCGTCACCATCGCCCACGTCGGCGCACCGCCGTTAGTGCCGAGCGTCACCGAGCCAATGCCCGAGGTGTTCAGCACGCCGGTCGGCTTGTTACTGCCCGAGCCAGCCACAGCGGCACCGTCCATCGCCACCGCAATCGAGGTGGCCAGGTCATTGCGGACGAGGTTCTCGATGTCGAGCGACGATTGGAGCATCAAGCGACGGCTGATGTCCACGTAGGCGCCGAGGGTCTTCGGCGACATCGTGACTTGATCGAACGCCGGGGCGTTGGTGCTCTCCGTCGGGGCCACGTTCTCAGCA